GCAATTATCCCGTTGATTGAGGCTCGTATGAACGATGCCACCAACGTGATGATGGACGCAATGGCTACGGCTTTGTACAACAACACCACTAACACCCAACAGTTCATTGGACTGCCCGGTGCTATTGATGATGGTACAACTCTGCAAACCTACGGAAACATTAACCGCTCTACCTACACATGGTGGAAATCCAAGCAGTACGCTGCTGGCTCGGTTAACCCAACCCGTCAAAACATCTTGCAATACATTTCTGGTACTGTGAAGAACGGTGCTGAGATGCCTAGCTTTGGTGTTTGCGGCTTTGGTACATGGACTCTGTTGGCTCAAGACTTTGTTGGTCAAGAGCAATATGTCATCACCCCCGGTTCGGGCTTTGATGGCGACAACAACGGCCCACAAGCGGCTTTCCGCGCATTGATGGTGGCTGGTGTACCTATCTATCCAGACCCATACTGCCCAGAAGGTACGGTTTACTTCCTCAACACTAACTACCTGTCGCTTTACATCCATGAGCAAGGTTCTTTCGTGTTCACAGGATTTGAATCTACGCTTCCCAACTGGCAAATTGGTTATGTCGGTGCGGTTCTGATGATTGCCGAGTTGGTGAACGTCAAGCCTAAGTCGATGACCAAGGTGACAGGTTACAACTATCTCTCGCTGTAAGGAGCATAGAACATGTCATTGTCTCTAAATAAAATCCTTCTTGCCAACGCAGCCACTAACACGGCTGGTGCGTATCTCCAAGGCATCACCATTACCGCTATTGGTATTGGCAATACAACCTTGATGAACGCTGGCACATCGTCCGCTCAGTTTGTTCCTGCTGGTGCTTACATTCTTCCTCAAACCACGAACAACGTGACTATTGAAGTGAATGCAGTTACCAATGCTGGTGCTAATGCTTGGACAACGTATGTCGCAGCCAATACAGGCGGTACTGTTATTTCTGACGGTTGGAACGTGCGTGCAAACGCAACTACCAGCACTCAGTCTTTGACTCTGTACACCTCTAACGGCGGTAACAACGCTCCCGGCACTTACACAAGTTAAGGAGTTGACATGAACGCAAACAATGTAGGCGCTCGCTACCCAGACTCGTTTGGCAATTTTGTTATTGCCACAGCAGTACCAGTTCCGCTAAATGCGGTAAGTAATGCTGCTGCCGTGATGTCTGTGGTTGGCACTAGCTTCATAGTTCGCCGTGTCACCATCTCAAATGCAAACGCAAGTGCTGCTACCGCTAACGTAAGTATTCTTACGTCTAGCGATGGCAACGCTGCTAACGCTGTATTTGCTACCACTAAACTTGCAAACATCGTAAGCACAACTACTTTTCAAGACATTGCACCTACTGCGAATGCCGTTTCTAACGTGTACTCGTCTGGCGCTTTGTGGGTAAAAGTAACTACCGCTAATGATGCAGTTTGTGAAGTTACTGTGTACGGTGACATTGTGAACCTATGACAGAAACTGTATTTGTAACCAACAGAACTGACACCGCACTCACGGATGGGTACGGTGGCATCTTCTATGAATTTCTAAAGGGCAAACCCGTAGAAGTTCCTGTGCATGTTGCAAAGCATGTGTTTGGTTACGGTGCAGAAGATAAAGAACCGTATCTGGCCCGTCTGGGTTGGATACGTTCTCATTCAGACCTAAATTCTGGGATTGAAAGACTGAGCAAGTTTGAGATAACTGCACAGGCTCCCGAACAGCACCGCTCGTTACCCTCGGCGGTTAGCGTAGTACCTCTGCGGATTGAGAAATCCGTGGGGGGAAAAGTTACCCAAAGGGCAGCATAAAATGGAAGCAACATGGCAACACTTACTTCCTACATATCGGAAGTCCGCAGGCTCCTACACGATGCCAACGGCAATTTCTGGGATGATGCTGAGTTAACGGACTATATCAATAGTGCGCGTGAGCGAGTAGTCAGAGACACAGGGTGTTTACGCACCCTACAAATTACGCAGACCCCGTTATCTACAACGGGAGTAGCGGCTACTGCATGGGCTGCAAGCACCGCTGTAACAGCCGGTCAATTCTTGTTCTCCAATATCTTCATTTATGAAGTAATTGCTGACGGAACAACTGACACTTCTCCCCCGCCTTACCCGGCATCTGGCGCTACGTTTCCCCCTACTGCCTCGTTCACCAACGGTACGGCAACGCTGCAATACTCCAGCAATGCGGAAATAATTACTTACGCTGCCATGCCTAACGGTCAGTACACGCTAGACATCATGAATGTCAACTTGTATTGGGGAAATAGCCGCATTCCGCTTCGCTACTTGCCGTGGACAAACTTTAACGCCCAACTGCGTTACTGGCAGAACTATGTTGGCAGGCCTATTTGTTTCTCAACGTATGGTCAGGGTCAGATTTACATCTCTCCCATTCCAGACCAGAGCTACTACATTGAATTAGACACGGTAATCATGCCTACGCCGTTGCTGACATCTGCTCCTAGCGTGGTTGACACCATCGTTGCCCCGTACACTGGCCCTGTGGCCTTCTACGCAGCCTACAAAGCCAAGTACAAAGAACAAAGCTACGGTGAGGCTGAAATCTACAAACAAGAGTACAGCAAGCAAGTCAATGCTGTGCAGAACTCCGTATTCACGCGCCGCATCCCTGACCCTTACTCTAGCCCGTACTAATCATGGCAGCAGCAGAGCAAAAAAAGTCGTATGCTGTCGTCAAGAACTTTACTAGCCTAAACACAAAGGCTAATAGAACGGCGATAAAGGAAGATGAGTTCGCGTGGATTGAGAATGCCATGCCGATTGGTCACGGCAACATCAAGATTATTCCCGCTCAGTCTGCTGTAAAAGACACTGGTGGCAACACCATTGCTTTTGCCAACACAGTCAGCTTTCTAACCTCTGCCAACATTGATGTTAACGATTACATCCTTGGTTTTGAGGCCAACGGCAGAGCGCAGTACGTCAAGTTAGATGCCAGCAATACCGCCAACATAAGCAATGTAGCTGCTGCTGGCACGTTCTCTTCTGGCAATGTGTCTGCCGCCCAATACAAGAACCAGCGAGTCATCATTGGTGACCCGGACAAGGGATTGTTTAGTTGGGATGGGGCTAACGTCTCCAGCATAGGCGCTGTAGGCTTGATAGGAATTACAAATGCAGGGGCTGGCTTTACCTCAACCCCTAGCGTTACCCTCTCTGCTCCACAAGAGACTACCGGCAACGTGCAAGCCACTGCTGTTGCAACAGTAGCAGCCAATGTAGTCACCACAATCACCCTGACAAACGCTGGTCAAGGCTATACGTTACCTCCTACCGTAACTATCTCTGGTGGTGGTGCAACTACCAGTGCTACCGCTATATCTTCTTTGGTTACGTTTAAGACAGGCACAGTGTCTGTAGTAATGAACACATCTGGCACGGGCTACACCAACTCTGCCAACGTCACAGTGACTATCGGAGATGCAACTGGTTGGACAACACGGGCAACTGCCAACGCTATTGTCAGCGGAGGTCAGATTACCCAGATTTTGATGTCTAACCCCGGTGCTGGATACACATCTACGTCCAACGTAGCGGTGGTCATTGCTGACAGCACTGGTGTACCCGGCTCTGGTGCTACTGCTACCGGGGTAATCAACCTTGACCAGATAGTAGATGTTTCTACGTTCTCTGGCAGGGTGTGGGTAGCGGCTGGACGTACTGTGTATTACTCTGCTGCGGGTAGCTACAGCGACTTTACCTCTGTGTCTGCTGGTTCTTTAACTCTGACAGACTCCACGCTGCACGGAAACATTAAAGGCACACTGTCTGCCAACAATTTCTTGTACATCTTTGGTGATGACAGCATCAACGTGTTCTCGGATGTGCGGGTTACTACCAGTGGCGCAACCCTGTTTACCAACACCAACGTCAGCGCCAGCGTAGGCACAAAACGTATATACGCCATCTTTCCGTACTTCCGTTCTGTTCTATTCATGAACGACTACGGTATCTATGCTTTGGTTGGCTCTACTACCAGTAAGATTTCAGACCAGCTAGACGGTATTTTCCCGTACATAGACTTCACAAAGCCGGTATCTGCTGGTCAGGTGCTGCTCAACAACATCCTGTGTGCAGCTTTTTCCTTTACCTACAATGACCCGCTATCTACCTCCCGTGCTATACAGGTAGTGTTTTTTGAGAAAAAGTGGTTTGTCACCAGCCAAGGTAGCCTGACTTACATTACGTCAGTCCCCTTGTCTGGGCTAATTAACCTGTACGGCACTACCGGCACGGAACTCTACCGCCTGTACAGCGACTCTACAGGCAATGTAGCCAGCACCATCCGCACGGCCCTGATGCCTATGGGTGACCCTATCCGCACAAAACAGGCTCTGAAGTTTGGTATTGAAGCCACACTTGCTAACGCAGCATCTATCAACGTAACCGTAGATAGTGAGAAAGGTTCTAGCCCGGTTTACACGCTAGACAACAGTGTTATTTGGTATAACAATAGCGGTGCAGCTATACCTTGGATAAATAACAGCAGTGCAATTATTGGTTGGCTTACGTCCAACGGTTACGCCCTGTACAAGAGTGACGCGCAGCAATACGGCAAGTATTTAGGCTTGACCATTACAAGTAACAGCGCCAGCTTTGTGTACAACACGTTTGAGTTTGAACATGAATTGAGAGTGAGGTTCTAAATGGCAGTCCCATATACATTCGGTACGGCAACATCGTCTATTCCGTTGTCGCAGCTTGACAGTAACTTTAATACTGTCATCACGTTAGGTAACACGGCTATCCAGTTGGGTAATACCGTGACTACGCTTAACAACATGACGCTGGCTAACGTCACTATTAGCAGCGGCAATGTCACGATAACAAACGTAACCATCACCACTGCCAACGTAACTACGGCAAACATAGGAACTGCTTTTGTTTCTGGAAACGTAAGTTTTACAGGAACAAGCAACCGCATCACTGGGGACTTTAGTAATGCTACTTTTTCAAGTCGTGTAGCGTTCCAGACAAGTACGGTAAATGGTTCCACTATTGTTAGTTTTTTGCCAAACGGAACAGGGACTGCATCTGCTGTAGATGTTTATAACGTAGCAGACCCAACAAACGCATCAAAAGGGCAATTAGTTGCCACTGCAACGGAAGTTTCAATTCGTTCTTCTATAAATACTGGAGTAGCAACATACCTACCAATGACCTTCTACACAGGAGGCAGTGAGGCTGTGCGTATAGGGTCAGGCGCATCTTCAGCAACAGACAAGGGTACGGTAGGTATAGGCTACACAACACTTACAGGCGTAGGCAACAACGGTCTTGCTGTGCTCGGTAACGTAGGGATAGGGACGAGTTCGCCGGGAACAAAACTGGATGTTGTTGTAGCTACCAATAACGGATTACGGGTTTCTGACGGCTCGGTAACTGGTGTTGTTTACGCAGCTAGTGGCCCAGCTATGGTTGTTGGAACTACTAGCAATCACCCCACTGTACTTTATTCCAATAACACAGAACGCGCCCGTATCGACGCCAGCGGTAACGTACTTGTCACTTCCGCTGCTGGTCTCGGCTACGGCACAGGCTCAGGTGGTACTGTTACACAGGCAACAAGCAAGTCAACAGCGGTAACGCTGAACAAGCCCACTGGTCAGATTACGATGAACAATGCGGCTTTGGGGGCTGGGTCAAGTGTAAGTTTTACACTTAGCAATTCTTTAATTGCAAATACTGATAATTTACTTTTAACTTTTACATGGGGTTTTGGCCCAAGCTATTCAGCTAGAACTGCTTCTGTTGTTGCTGGTTCTGCTTTTATAACAGTAAAAAATGAATCAGCAGGTTCATTATCTGAAGCATTAGTAATCAACTTCGCAATCATCAAAGGAGCAACATCATGATTTATTTAGCAGCAATTTGTCACGACATTAAATCCAACACCTTAGAAGCCACATGGCTAGAAGAAACGGAAACGGAACTCAAGCGAGTAAAGTGCCGCAACTACAGCGTAGAACAGAAGGACGAGTTCCTTGCTGACTGTGGTGCGGATGGTCAGAAATATGCAGACTTAGCGGGGTGGTAACCATGAGCATTGTTTGGACAATAGAAGAGTTGCGATGTCTCCCGCAAGCAGAAGGCCAAACCAAAGTTGTTACTGAGGTTCATTGGAGATGCGTAGGAACTAAAGAGCAAGATGGTCAAACTCACTCTTCTGGTGAGTATGGTGTCTGCCACTTTACCTACAAAGGTGGTGACTTTATTAACTACGATAGTCTTACTGTTGATGATGTACTAAGTTGGGTATGGGCTAGTGATGTAGAGAAGACAGAAGTAGAGGCAAGGATAAACCTTAACATTGCCAACTTGCTAAACCCACCTGTTGTAGTGCATCCCCTTCCTTGGAGTCAAACATGAGCGTTAGCGCACCTTTCTGCCCTTCTGGGAACACAGTAGCCTTCACTGCTGCTACTAGCGTTCCTACACCTGTACAGGCTTTATCTAACACACTAGGCGGTAACCAGTACCGTATCCTCAACGCAGGTTCTGTGACTGTGTTTATGGGTATAGGCACTACCTCTGCACAAGCAGGCAATAGTGCGGCTGCTGTCACCAGCACGGGTAACAGTATTCCTTTACTAGCGGGTACAGATGAAATCCTTACCTTTGTACCTAACGCTTACTTTACAGGTGTGACTAGCACTAGCACGGCTGTGGTGTATGTGACCCCCGGAGACGGTAGCTGATGTTAAAGACGGTAAGCAGTTTTGCGAATGCTATTGGCGCTCTTGTCTATAAAGGGACATGGGATGCCAGTGCAAACTCGCCTACGCTTACTTCTAGTGTTGGAAACAAGGGTGACTACTACTACGTTTCTGTAGCTGGTAGCACTAACCTTAACGGCATCACTGACTGGCAAGTAGGTGACCTTGCCTTATTTAACGGTACTGTCTGGCAAAAGATTGACAACACGGATGCTGTGCAGTCCGTCAATGGTCAGACGGGTATTGTTGTCCTAGATGCCAACAGTGTAGGCGCTACTGCCAACACTACCTATGTTATATCTAGCGGATTACTTACTGGTGGCGGCAGGCTAAACGCCAACGTAACAGTAGGTCTTACTAGCGTACCTGTAGCTAACGTACCCGGTGCTGTGCCTAACACTGTCAATGTCCTATCTTCTGGACTGCTTACTGGTGGTGGCGCACTTACCAGCAATGTGACTATTGGGCTGACCTCTGTGCCTGTTGCTAACGTGCCGGGTGCAGTACCAAACACGGTAAATGTAATTGCAGGCGGTCTTTTAACAGGCGGTGGCAACCTTTCTAGCAACGTAACCATAGGGCTAACTACAGTACCTATTGCCAATGTTCCTAGCGCAGTACCAAATACGGTCAATGTGCTGGCAGGAGGACTGCTCACTGGTGGCGGCAACTTGTCTGCTAACGTCACCATCTCACTAGCCAACGTACCCAATGCCAACGTCACAGGCCTTGGAAACATGGCTTTGCAGAACTCTACCAGTGTGACTATCACTGGTGGCAACGTAAATGCTCAGACCACTAACTTCACAAGCACTACATCTTCTAGTGCAACATTTGCAACGTCTAGCCTATTGCTAGTTTCTGCTGGATTCTTTAGTCTTGACCTTAACGGCACAGTAGTAAAAGTGCCTTACTACGCTGTTTAACATGGAACAAGACCAATCAAACACATCTTTCCTAGACTTGCTCATTATTTGGGCAGGGACTATTGCGAGTCACTTTACATCGTATGACTTGATGGTGTGGGCTACGCTTGTCTTTACCGTGCTAAAGACGTACATCCTTATCCGTAATGAGTTATTCAGAAAAGGTGGGGACGAACCTTGAACATGGACGCTTTAAGTTACGTCAAGTTTGGCGACAAGGATGGCCTAGCAGAGATGCTGTTTGAGAACGGTGTGCAGCATCGTCTGTTCCACCAGATTATTACCGACACTGGAGTGACGTACCCTAAGTATCCTATAACAGATGCCAGCCCCGAAAACCTTGATGACTGGTTGTTTGTGCATAACCAAGAGCATGAGTCTCTAGCTTCTATCTTGACACTTGACAACCCGTTTCAGTTGTTAGATGCTGATTGGAACGTAGAGGAAGACTTCTATGATTGGTTGGGTGTACACCTGTCTATCCACGAACAAATAGCGTCAGCTTTAGGAGTCTAATCATGGCATCAGGCCCAGCACCACATAAATCAGCACCAACAAAAGCAGCACTTGCTAAAGCGGCTGCTGCTAAAAGTCAGGCTGCTCTTATAGCTAAGGCTCAAGCTGCTAGGTCAGCAAAACTTGCGGCATTAAAAACAGCCCGTGGCCCAGAACCTGCATGGGTTAAAGCAAACGGTCTTTCAACTTCTTTAGATGGTGATAACCTAGTTTATACAAAAAATATTCAACAAGGTGGTGAAACCTATACACTAAAATACGACACAAGTGGAAATTATGTTGGAGAAAGCCATACTGGTTTTGACTTTAATCCATTAGCTCTTATTGGTGGATTAGCTTTATCTTTTTTTCTTCCCGGTGTTGGAAATGCTATTGCTGGAGCCTTGTTAGATGCAGGCATAGTTACTTCAGAAGTAGCTGCTAACGTAATTGGTAACGCTATTGCAAACACTACAGCAAGTGTTGCACAAGGACAGCCTCTTGATAAAGCATTGACTAACGCTATTGTTGGTGCTGCCGTTAACACTGGTTCTATAGAAGTTGCAAAAGAAGTAAATTCTGTTCTTGGTCATCCATCGGTATCAGACGCTATTGTTTCTGCTGCTGGCTCTGCCGTAAAGACAGCCGCTGCTGGTGGAACAGAACAAGACATTGTTAACAACATGACAGGAGCGTTAGCAGGCTCTGCGGCATCTTCTGCTTATCAAGCAGCAGGAGATGATTACACACGGTCAACTGGACGGGTCATAGGTTCTGCTGTTGCTGGCGCTGTTACAGGCGGTACTACTGGTGCTATTACAGGTGCTGTAGGCGAGTTGGGCGGTCAAGCAAAAGGTAAAGTTTCTGGCGCTATTGAAGACGTAATTTCTCCTCAAGATAAAGGAGCATTGCCAGTTGAGGAAGTAGCTGCAATGACTCCAGCAACTGACGCTGGCGCTGCTGCTTTACCTCCTGTAGAAGTTACGGCTCAACGTCCTGCTGACATCACTGGCACTAACATCATTAGTCCTACTGCGGTTACAACTGCTCCTGCGGCAGCAGCACTAGAGCCTGTCACTGTTACTGGTAAAAAACCTGCTGACATTACCGATACAGATGTTATCAATGCCATTACCAAAGAAACCACTCCTGCTGCTGCTGCACCAGCGGCAGAGGTTGCTGCTCCTGTTACCACTCCTGCGGCACAGTTAGAGCCTGTAACCGTCACAGCACAGCGTCCTGCCGACATCACTGATACAGATGTCATCAGCCCAAGTGGTACTACAGACCAAAAAGTTCTTGACCTTATTGCTGCTAGCAAAGCGCCAAATGCTGTATTGAAACCAGTTACTGTTACTGCTACTAAGCCAAAAGACGTTACAAGCACAGACATCATTGAAGAAACTCCCAAGCTGGATGATGTGACTGTTATTGCAAAATCAGAGGAGCCTGCTGCGGCAGCGCCAGAGGAAAAAAAGCCAGAGGAAAAAGCACCAAAAGAAAAGCCTTACAAGCCAGACTTGTTTATTCTTGGAGGCAAACAACCAAAAGCACCTACTAAGCCTTCTACCTCTGTTTTAGGTCAGGCTTTGGGTACTACAACAGGGTTGACAGCCTCCCGTGGTGCTGGTGAAATTGAAGACCCGTCCACGGGTAAAAAGAAGCGTAAAGTTTGGAACGAGGAAACCTTGCGTCTTAAAGATGCTCTAGGAGTGTAATCATGGTATCAGCAGTAAGACAACTCACCAGTGTTGGCGGCGATGTACGAAAGATAGCGAGGCTTTTACAAAAGAAAGCCCCGCCCGGTCACATGTTGGCCTACATCAACCAAGAGGAAGCTGACTTGCTGAAAGAGCGTGGAGGCTCTGGTAGGCCGCATGAAGACACTGGCATTCCGTCTTTTGAAGATGAGGACTTGATTCCTTTAGAAACAGCTACTCCTGACCCTACTCCCGCCTATGTGCCTGCTGGCCCAGATGTTACCCAAGCACCAGACCCAGCAGCGCAAACATTTGCAACAGACGTTGCTACTCCTAGTGCATATACACCTTCTTACGGGGCAGAAGCTGGCGCTGCGCCTACATTCCAAACACCAAGAGAGTTAGGAAGTTTTCCCGGTGGTTCTGCTCCACCAACTCCAACATCATTGGTGCAAACACCAAGAGGTGATGAAAGTTTGTTAGGCAGAGCATCAAAAGCAACAGGTTTTAGTGAAGACACTTTGAAAAAACTTGGAATTTCTGGCTTGCAAGGATTGATAGGTGCTTATCAGGCTAACAAAGCAGCAGAAGCTGGACGGGCTGGTAAAGAAGAGTTGTCTGCAATGGCTGCACCTTACAGGCAGCAAGGCCAAGAGATGATTGGAAAAGCGCAGCGTGGAGAACTTACGCCTGTTGGACAACAGCAGTTGCAGGCAGTGCAAGCACAGGCAGCGCAAGGTGCAGAGCGCCGTGGCGGTGTAGGCGCACAGCAGTCTATGGCACAGGTAGAAGCCTTCCGACAACAGTTGTTGCAAGGTCAGTATGACTACGGTCTGAAGCTGTCTGGTATTGCGGATAACATCATGACTGGCGCTATCAAAACAGGTATGCAGGCAGACCAATACGTTAACCAGTTGACTAGCAATTACTTTAGCAACATGGCTAGGATAATGGCTGGTACTCCAACACAAGCGGCTAGTTCGCCTACTCCAACAACAGGAGGTTAATCATGGCTGAAACATTGTCTGCTAAAACTTCTCAAGCATTAGGGATTACAGACCCTATAAAAGACTTGACTACTAAGCGGGACACCGCTGTGCAGGAAGAGTTGAGTGCTGGCGCAGCAGTCCAAGCGTTAGAAACAAGGAAAGCAGAGTCAGAGGCTAAACGTACTTCTGAACAAGCAAAAGAAAAAGTTAAGTCAACAGAAGAACTTACGCAGCGTCAAACAGAGCGGGAAGCACCTATAAAAGAGCAAAAGAGCGTGATTGACAAGGCTCTTATGGATGAACACTTTTCTCCTAGCAAAGAGAACTTGCAAGACCAAGCTGCACTGTTTTCTCTGATTAACGTCATTGGCTTTGCTATTGGTACTGGCGGCAAGCAAAATGCTATGCAGGCTATGCACGCCATGAACGGTATGTTAGAAGGTCACCAGAAAGGCCGTGCTGACCTATTCAAAGAAGAGCAAGTCAAGTTTGACAAGAACTTCAAGGCATTGCAACAAAAGGCTACGTTCTTAGAGACTGAGTTACGTCACTCTCTGGAAGAGTTTACCCGCGACAAACGTGCTGCTGACGAACGTGCATCCGCTGCGTTTGCGTCTGCTGGTGCTGATTTCATGAAAATCTATGCAGACAAGAATGGTCTTGTTGCTTCGTATGAAAGAGCAAAAGAAGTCAGGAAGTCTTTGGACAAAGCTATTGAAGGTGAACGTCTGCGGAAAGAGCGAGTAGAAGACAAAGCTGCTGCTGATACTCAACGCGCTGAAGACCAAAGAAAATTAGAAAAACTAAGGCAAGAAGACCGAAAAGAACTTAGGCAGTTTGGCGCAAGCCTTAAAACGCCTGCTGCTGGTGTTTCTCAAGAATTGCCAAAAGACACTAAGACTAAAGACGAACACAGGTTTAGGCATGTAGCAAAAGAGAATGTTCGGTCTATTTTGGATGATTTGCAAGACCCACAAATTAGAAAATTAATTGGCCCCCAAAACCAATATGTGCCAGATATGATTTTGAACTTGCAAGATAAGTATCCTGCACTGGCTCAAAAATTAGCAAAGTTTCAGTCTCAAGAATTTCAAATTGGAGGCAAGGCTCTTACGTTGTCTGAACAAAAAATCCTTGGCCCAATTTACAACTGGCGCAACTTGACTGCAAAAGGGTTAGAAGACAACTTAAAAGAAGCAATTGATGAGATGGGTTATCAACAAGACATCTTAGAAGCTCAGTATCCGGGATTTAAGGGATTGACTCAGCGTTATTCTGGTGTTGCAAAAAGCGGAGAAACACCAAGAAGGTCTTTTAACTCTATTCAAGAAGCAGAGGCTGCTAACCTTGATAAAGGAACAAAAATTCTTGTTGGCGGAAAACCAGCAACCGTGGAGTAATTTATGGCTATCAAATTTGATGAACCAACTACTGCAAAAAGCAGAATAAAGTTTGATGAATCTGCGCCTGCTAAACAAACATTTTCTGCTGCTGAACCTTCTTTTGGTGAACAAGCCACGGCTGCTGGTAAATCCGCACTAGAGTCTGCTGGTGGTGCAGCGGGTGCTTATGCGGGTGCTGAGTTAGGTGCTATGGCTGGCGCACCTCTTGGGCCTTTTGGAGCTTTGGGTGGCGGTTTGGCTGGAGGTCTTGCTGGTTATTACGGCGGTGAAAAACTGCAAGAAAAAATTGGTGAATACATCCCAGAAAGCGTAAAAAAATCCACTGGTTTCTCACCAGAACAAAGAGCGCAAGAACAATCAAAAATGCCTACTGCATCATTTGTTGGCAAATATGCTCCTGATGTTGCTGCTATTACTCCGGGAGCAATTCAATTAGGTAGATATGGAATTACAAAAGCCGCTGACCTTGGTAGTATGTTGTTAGGAAGAAAGACAGCAGGCCAAGCTGGTCAAGTTGGAAAAGAAGCCGCTGCTGTTGGTACTGGAGCAGAAAAAGCACTTACTCAACAAGAGTCAGAAACAAGAAGGTTACTTGCAAAAGAGCAGGAAGCCCGTGCAGCATCTACAAAAAGCCAAGCTGAACGTCAAGCAATGGCAGAAACAGCGGCAGCAAAAGCAGCACCAAAAGGTGAACGTTCATTGCGTGAACTAGTTGGAGTTAAGACATTGCCAGAAGCCGGTGGGTTCAAACCTATTCCACAAACGCCTACGCAAGTTGGTAATTTTGTTCGCCAGCAAGCTGAAAACTTTGTTAAGTCTATTAAGTCACAGCGAGATGCTGCTGCTAAAACTGGATTTGCAAACGCTAAGAATGAAGCTGCGTTAAAACAAAGTCTTGGTCAGTATGTTGATACACAACCATTGGTAAGAGAGATTGATAGCCTTATAGCTAAAGGTGGTTCTAGTGATTACATTCGCTCTATCTCTCAGCTTAAAAATGACTTGGCAGTTACCAAAGATTTTGAGGGTTTAGAGGTTATTAGGCGCAGACTTGGTGATGCTGCTTTTGGTTTGCCAGAAGAAGGGTACAAAGCTATTGGTCAAGGCTTTGCCAAAGACATGTACAAAAACTTGTCTGGCGAGATGAAGAAGTATTCATCTGACTTTGAAAAGTACCTTGAAGACTATGCTAGATTGTCTAAAAACATAGAGGCTCATGGCACAAAAGTTGGCAAAGGTTTGACAGAGACACAGGACTCTGCTGGTAAGTATTACGCTAAACCAGCCGAGCAAGTTGCCAATGACATCTTTAGCAGCCCAGAAAAGTACAAGCAGTTTGTGGACGCTGTTGGCGGTAATTTAGAAATTGCTACTTCCGCTGGACGTAAGTTTTTTGCTGGCAAACTAGAGGCTGCAAAGACACCAGAAGCCGTAGAGAAAATCTTAAAAGACAGCCGAGAATTGTTGCGTCAACCGGGCATGGCTGGTGCAAAACAAGACTTGGAAGCATACCTTGCGTCTTTACGTCAGTCTGGTAAAAGAACAGAGGCTGCTACTGCAATATCAGAAGAAGCTAAAGGCGCACAAAAAGTCATTTCCAAAGAATTAGAAGATTTGGACAAAGTTGCTACAGAAAAACTGAAAGGCATTGCTGGAGCAAAAACCTTGATGTCTGACGCAGTTTCAGCGTTGTCTTCTGCTAAACCGGGAAAAGCCATCGAAACTTTTGAAAGCACTGTGTTGCCAAAAATACGGGATGCAGAAGCAAAAGCGGGTACAAAGCTATTGTCTGAACAACAAATTGAGACTCTGCGCCAACAAGTACAGAGGCTTGAACAAATTTCAGACAAAACAACCAGAGCCAGAATTATCTCTGGAGTTATAGCTGGTTACCTTATTGGAGAAACTGCCGTTGACAAGTTACGCAGATTAGGCGGTATGCCCGGAGTAGGACAATGAGCAAGAAACAAAAAGGCATCAATCCTGAGTTGGAGAAGGCCATTAATAGCCTGATGGAGTCCGTTACCAATGACCCTACGGCCTCTATTACAGACAAAATGCGGGTAATTGACCGTGCTTTGAAGCTGGAGCAGTTGAAGCTGAAAGACTCTGACTCCGAGTGGGGTAGCGGGTTTGGGTTAGACGATGATGATGAGAAGTGATAACATGATTACTTCTCAACAGAAAGAGGGTATTTATCATGGATGCAACCGCAGTAGTCCGCATAGCGTTAGGTGTCATATCAGACCGTCTAATAACTATACTCGCACTCTTAACTTCGTTTGGCCTCGGATGCTGGACAATGTGGGGTCTGGGATGGGAGCGTGTCTCGGCACTAGCAATTTATGTAGTTTTCGCGTATCTTGTAGTAACCGCAAAGGAGAAGAGTAATGTCAAAGAGAGAACACCAACGTCCTCATGATTTGAATCAGCAAGTAGCCAAGTCTGTCCGTCCGCAACTGCCCCGTGATGGCAGTCCGAACATGACACGCTGGGAGCCGGGTCAGCTTCCCAAGGGTGGCTATAGGTCTGTGTTTGATTTCTCAGGCACACCCGAATACGACACCAAACATAGCCCCACTGAAGGCGGCGGCTGCAAGGTGTACTGATGGCTAATAACATTGCTTTTCAGAGCATGGGGAAGACCTATCAGGCTAACGCTACAACGACAAGCCAGCGTATCCAGATACTTGCTGACAACCCGTGTAACCAAGTTTTAGTTGCCAACCATGAAAACACATCAAGCGGTAAGCCTGTGTATTTTCGTATGGGTAACTCTACCGTTACAGTGACTGCACCTACTGCTGGAAGCCCTCAGTATGGTTTTGTTTCTGTGCCGGGTTCAACTAGAGTTTACACAGCGCCTAGTCAATTTACACCTACAGATGGCTTGTACATTGCCTTTATCACAGAGTCAGCAACTGGTGAAATTTACTTTACCCCCGGTGAAGGCCTATAAGGTGTAGCTTATGCTTGACCCCGTTACCGCTTTTGCGACTGCCCAAGCCGCGATAAAGGGGGTACAAGCAGCGATAAAGATGGGCAAAGACATCCACGCCATAGGCGGGGAGATGATGAAGTTCTTTGAGGCTAAAGATGTTGTCCAGAAGGCAGCATCCCAGCCCAAGTCTAGTTTTGCCAAGTCAGACACTGCTCAAGCCTTTGAGATAGTGATGCAGGCCAAGATGCTCAACGATGCCGAGAGGGAGTTGAACAACTGGATGGTCATGTCTGGTCACGCTGACCTTTGGCAGCAGCTACTGGTGGAGCGCAACAACATCATTCAGACGCGCAAGTCTCAAGAGATACTAGACGAAAAGAATGCCAAGGCTAGAAAAGAAGAGATGGATGACTTCCTGACTTGGCTTATAGCTGGAGCATTAATAATCTTGTTGCTTGCCATGTGTTTTTGGTGGCTAACTCTTTTAATGGGGAAATAAATGATACCTATAGTTGCGTCATTGCTTGGCTCACTAGCTGAGAACGGTCTAGGACTGTTGTCTTCTGCCTTGCAAGCCAAGGGTAAGGAAGTGGTTGAAAACACTTTTGGCATCAAGATTCCTGACAATCCTAGCCCAGAAGACATTGCCAAGCTGCGCCAGCTTCAGTACGAACATGAAGAGCGCCTGATAGAACTAGGCATTCAGAAAGCCCAGATGGAACTAGAAACCATCAAAGTCTTTGCAGCAGCCGCCCAGAATGAAGACAACAACGTATCTGACCGCTGGAAGGCAGATATGGGGTCTGACTCTTGGTTGTCCAAAAACATCCGTCCCTTGAGCCTAATTGCCATCTTTGTAGGCTATTTCCTGTTTGCCATGATGTCAGCTTTTGGCTTAAACGCTAATCAGTCTTACGTTACCCTGCTTGGCAATTGGGGAATGCTCATCATGGGTGCTTACTTTGGCGGCAGGACTATTGAGAAGCTGGCAGACATAAGGGGTCAAAAATGAGTCTTAGTCAAGAACAGGCAGCATTCCTACTGGACATGTGCAAACTCATCCACTACGCCACAGAACAGGGTTTTGTGGTCACTGGTGGGGAACTAGCCCGTACCCCAGAGCAGCAGGCTATTTACTTCAAAACAGGCCGTTCTAAGACCATGAACAGCATCCACTTAAAACGCTGCGCTATAGACTTGAACTTCTTTAAGGACGGACAGATAATCTGGGACAAGGTTATCCTTGCGCCGCTAGGAACCTATTGGGAAAGCCTGCACCCTAAGAATCGGTGGGGTGGTAACTTTAAGAGCCTTGTGGACTGCCCTCACTTTGAAAGGAACGTAGGATGAAAAAGAAGTCTCCCAACCTTTCTGTTGGCAGAGGTGAGAAGCTATCTGTCAAGAAGGGTGGTGGTCTTACCGCCAAGGGTAGGGCAAAGACAAATAGGGCTACAGGTAGTAACTTGAAAGCCCCTACTAAGTCTGGCCCCCGTCACAAGTCTTTCTGCGCTAGAAGCAAGTCTTGGACAGGTGAGCGGGGCAAAGCAGCAAGAAAGCGGTGGGGTTGTCGCTAGACTTTCTGAACAGCTAACTGGTAGTTCTTAACAATTACCTTTAACTGTCCGCTGTAAGCCTTTAAGAAGGCATCTACCGCTGCGCCTACGCCAGCACCGCCGCCGTAGTCATCAAACAGCATGATGCCGTTAGGCTCCAATAACTTAAATGCGAGACAAGCGTCCAGCAGCACCTCTGGGGTCTGGTGGTTGCCATCCACATAAATGAAATCAAACGTAAAGTCCAAGTACACCAACTCGCTCAAGGCCTCCCAAGATGTCTTGGCAACTACCTCAACAGCTTGGTCTGTTCCCTTTACTTCCGCTACATTGGCATCAAAGGTCTTGCGTAGGTCTGTCAGGTCAAGTGCTGCGTGTTCCTCTCCACCCTCAAAGGTATCCACGCATACAAGAGTCCCTTCCTTGTCCAGCATGTTTTGAAGTATCCAGCACGTTGACCTACCTTCAAAACTTCCTATCTCCAAGAATGCCTCATTAGAAGGCAGCTTCTTTTGGATGTACTGAAAGTTAGGGATGGTGTTGCTAAACCAATCTTGGCTAAATTTCATTATGGCGCTGGCAGTAAGCCACCCTCAAAGAGATAGGTTCCAAAGTGGCCTAGACGTACCCACGGTGCTGCGTAAATCTTATGCCCGTTAAGACGCGCTACCCGGCAGAAGTGATAGTCCTCTGAAAGCAGCCGCTCTGTCTCTGGCTCTATGCTGCAAGCAAAGTATTCAATGATAGGCTCTTGGCCTAAGTCACCAGCAAGGATGGTTACGTCATTCTTGTAGCTAGATACTTTGTCTTTGAGGTCATCAAACACTTCACGCTTGATAAGCATAAATCCAGTGCCGCCTGCCCATATCTCTACAGGCTTGTCTATAGGCACAGTGACTGCACCTTCGTAGCCCACAAGGTTGACCACCAGAGAGCCTGTACGCTTTGGTAGTTCTTTCCAGTCTGTACCTTCGTGTACTGCTTTCTCTACGCCTTGCCAGTTGATTTCCTTCTTAGGGTAGATACCGCAGATGATGCCCTTGTCTGCATGAATCATAGGAGGGATGTCATTGGCATCAAACTTAATGTCTGCGTCAATGAACAGCAAATGAGTGCAGGGTGTTTTTAGGAACTGGTGGACAAGAGCATTCCTGCCACGCTGGATAAGACTTTCGTTAAACATGCTGGAGAAGGACATATCCCACCCGCAGTTCTTCATCACGTTAGTCATAGCAATGAGGCTATTTGTAAAGTAGCCTGTACACATGCCGCCGTACATAGGAGTAGCCACAAAGATATGTGGTTTAACTTCTTCTGTTTCTTTCTTAACTTTGCCGCCTTTTGCCATTTTTAATCCTTTGAAATAAAACTCATACCATCTTCAAAACCAGCCTTATAAGCCAAGTCCCACAGTTGCTGTAGAGACATGTTTATCAGTTCTACGAGATGTCCTCTATCCGTAGGACATACTTCTTTGTCTTGGTTGACTTGCGCCAGCCCCATACTTGTATCTTCCATCCTGCTTCCCTCACTTTCGGTAATAGTTCACTAGCCATAATCTTCTTTATCCTGTCACTCACCCCGGACGCAGTGGCCTGCACCGCCAATGTTTCATCCCTCTTGATAGCAAGGATGTCGATAAACCCGAATAGGTCTTGCCGTATCCTTGCGTGAGGGTTCCACTTCTCAACGATAGCCACTGTGTAGCCTTGCTCTCGCAAGACTGCTAACGTTCTACTGGTGGGTGATTCTTTTGCCATCAGAAGGGTACGTCATCATCATCAGCAGCAATGCGAGAGTCCACCCGTGGCTTCTTGTAGGCAGGGGTTACCTCTACTACTTCAGCCTGATAAGCCTCACGCTCTTCCATCTTCTTACGCTTAGTCCAGTTGTCTTCTTTGAAAGACAGCAGGCTAGTGCCTTTGCTAGTAGGACGTTGCCAGACAGCAAACTTCAGCTTCTCTCCAGCTTTGTAGTCCATCTCTAGGACTATGAAGCCTTTGAAGTCTGGGCCTTTCTCTGACTTCTTTTCCTCTTCAAAGAACGCTACCCCGCTGCCGGGCATCTCACGATGTTGATTGTTCATACTCTCTTCCTTTCTGTAATGAGTAACTGGCGTATTCCTTGCCGTGTTGCTTAACCATCTTTGTAAAGATGTTGTATCCCTCTTTCCTAAGAACTTCGATATGGGCAGCAAGCCTGAAACTACCATATTCATTTAATGCTTCCAGTGGGGTTAACGACTTGCCTGCTTCTAGGTGTCTTAGGATATTGTCTCGCTGTGTACCACTTCGGGACTTAGTGGGGACGACTCCGACTTTGGGGATAGAGGCACTCCAGCTTTAACCATGTTGGCCTTTATCTTTGCCTTGCCAAGACTATCCAGCGAGTCAATCATGTCCATGTTGCAGACCTTGAGGCTATCTATCTTCTCGGCCTTCAGACCATCTGGCATCTTGGTGCTGTGATGTATCCGCGCAATCATGTCAACATATCCCTGTAGCCACTCATCAACAGTGTGAAAGCGGTCATAGGGGTTATGGCTTCCGGGTACATACAAGGCGTAAGCCCCGTCTGGTTCCTGCGGTACTGCTGGTAACTGCACTTCCTCCACCATACCCATGTCTTTGTTAGACGGGGCTGGCTGGAAGTCTTGTACTTCTTCCGGGGTGTACACACCTACTACACATCCGGGATAAACAGCGCGGATACCTTCTGAGATACACCTAGCCCGTAACATGGCTCTAGGGTAGTTCTTCCAGTTATCTTTGCTTGCAATGCCTATCTGTTTGGCATGAGAGAGAAGCCAAGTAACGGACAGACTGCCACCACTAGGGTGAGAGAACGTACCTGTTACCTCTTGGTCTGTGTAGACATCCCACTTCACAAAGCCACCAGCTTGCTGAAACCTAGCAAGCATGGCATCTGCCTTTAGTGCAGGCCTACCTTGGATAACGTGGTAGTCACGCATAGCGATAGCAGGGTGCAGTCCCTCGCCTTGGCACAGCAGCATGATAGCTAGTGCCTCTTGCGGATTCTTGAACCCAAACATCTTGCTACTGGCAGCTACTTCTGCCATCTGCTGCATGTCGTTGTAGGGAATGATATTGCTCATAAGAATTTTTCCATAACTGTTATTGCGGTATCTACTACTGAGGCTATAGCCATGACGTAGATGGCTAGGTCTAGCTTGTTAACTTTGCTCATCTTTAGGCTCCCTAGCTTTCAGCATTGCATCTGCAATTCGGTATGCGTTATTAGCAACGTCCATGTCAGTGTGTGGATATATGTTTCTATTAATCCATGCTTGCACTGTTGCTTGCATAGCCATCCCTGCAAAGTAGTCTCGCAAGTCCATCCCCTCGCTGCTGGTTGTTACACCAGTAGTAGGGTGACGGTGTTGGTAAGGGTAGGCTTTCATTTTTGTTTTCCTCGTAGCAACTCTTGATGGTAACTTTCTGGTTTCCTTCCCGGCTTTGCTTTCGGTGTGCCATCTTTTGTTAGGCCGTAGGGGTGAGTAGCTTTAATGAAAGCCTCTAGCTTGGCTTCAAGGTGGGCTATGCGGTTGCTTTGGTTGTCAACCATGTTAGCCAAAATCTTAAAGTTATCTTTGTGTTTCTGCGTGTAGAACATGTGAACCTCATTTAATAAGAAAGCGTCTGCTACCGGGCATCTCTCGCATGAACTGCTTGTAGATGTCAGGCATAGCCTCTTGGAACAACTTAGCGTCAAACTTAACGCTTGCCTTGGCGGACTTCCAAGTAGCCAGCACGTTGCCATCTATAGAGGCCAGCGTAGCCTTGTCTTCCATGTAGCCCTGCACTAGCGTTTGGAACTGGTCTTCCCGCTCTTCTAAGGCCTTTATTTCCTTCTTGATAGCGTAGAGATACCTGACTGCTTCCTCTACGCTTGCAGAGGCTAGACGGGTGCTTTCTGTGCTTACAGGGTATAGAGCCTTTGCTTGGTCAACAGACTCAGGGGGGAGAGCAGTACCAGCTTGCACATGCGCCCACAGGACAGCCATCTCCTGTATGTGCTTAAGTTTCATATCCTCAGTAATTGTTTGAGGAATGAGGACAAACTCTTGACCACCGAATAGCACAGCCAGATAAATCTTCTCGCAACCAAAGACCGTGGCCTCATGCACAAGTTGAGCCATATCAGCAGGCGGTAGTAGTCCAGCTTCAGCGTCAAATTTACTGCGAGTAGCTGCGTTGTAGTTCTTAGCCTCAACCAGAATTGTTTTACCATTTTCATTTCCTGCAAAGTCAAAGTGAGAACGCAGCCATGCTTCCTTGGGGTGAGTCAGGGCATCTTCTATCTTGTGAAGTTCTACCTTCAGCTTGTCCTGCGCCAGCTTGCCAATGACAGGTTCCATCACATGCCCCATCTGGACAGCTTCCACGTTGGATAGGTCTGGGCGCTCCATCTTTCCCTGTTTAGTCAGGATAGCTTCGTTAGCCCTACCTTGGGCGGCTAGGCGGCTATCGCCTGACCACCACGCAGAGTTACGGGTTTCTGGTGAAAAGTCAGACATTAGTATTTCTCCTCATAGAACTTGGCATCAGGGCCACAAATGTAGTTACGCTGCACTTCTGCATACGGGAGGTCATGCCCGTACTTGGGTAGTCCAGTGACTAGGGATATAGGGTGGGGGAGAGTGCCGCCAGAACAGCGGGCATACAGGTGATGAGGGTCATCAACCTTGGGGGCAAAGTGCTTGCAATTTACACAGTATTTATTCATGGTGAAACTTTCATTTGATAGTGGGGAACTTCCCACGGGGGAGATTATAAGCCTACAAAGTTATGTGTAGTAAAGTCCTTTCTTGAAAATAGTTTGTAAAGTTGTGGAAAAAAAGATACAGGGCTTAGTGAGCAGCCAGCTTGCGGATAGAGCGTATGGATTCAAGCATGGCTTTGCAGTCCCCTATAGCCTCATGGGTATGGTCTATGGCTTTGTCGTAGTCTTTAGCCAGCATAGCTTGGTGAGCCTGTTTTAGAGACTTCTCAGCGCACATACAAGGCCATGCGTAGTCTATGATTTCTTCTACTTTCATGTGTTCTCCTGTGGTGGTGTGCAAGTGTGGATGTCTTGTGTGCGCTTACCGCATCGGGGGCAAAAGTTTTGCTCCTGTGGTGGAGTGGTGTAAAGAGGAACAGCATCAAACATATTTGCATCCCCATCGGGTGAATGTTGTTCGGGCCAATGTAGCGACTTGCTTCCTCCACGTTTGTCGTAAACAGCCCAAGCCACCGGCTCCTGCACAGGTGCTGCAAGGGCTTGCTTGATGGCGGTGATGGCTTCATTTACATGGCGGTTTTGTGTAAAGTGAATCTTCACAATATCCAACGCCTCCAGCGCCAGCTTCAATGCTTCGCGCTCTGGCTGTGCCAGTTTGTCCTGCGCCGCTGCCTTTTTGCTTTGATAGCCTGTCATGTTGTTCCCTTTGCTTTGACTTCCGCTTCAATAGCTCTGGCAAATGCCAAATCAAACTCATAGGTGGGCGGTGACTTGTTCCATTTCATGCGCTCACGGTCAAGAATCTGTGCAATCTCATGGTCTCTTAGAGGCTTGCGCTGTGTGTCATCTTGTTTTTCTTTCTGTGGGAATGTTAACGATAAATAACGCACAGCAGTGTCGCCATCTTTGAGCATCACAGTTATCGTTGCAGCTTGCAAGTCTGTGCCGTATATCAGCATCAGTGCTTCTATTACTCTTTCCATTTCTTTGTTCATCACTTCCCCCAGATAGCGTAGGCCAGCAGCACTAGGCCAGCAAGAATAAAGAGGAATGCCAGCAAACCCCTAAAGTGTATGAAGTCAATGTCAGTCATAGCGCAATGCTCCTTCCTGTGTCATTAGGCGTAGGTACTGGTTAAGTTCTTGTTCTTTGGGGTTGTCTTTGTTCAACACCTTGTTAGCTTTTATGTAATTTTGTTTATAGCTAACTGCATCCTGATAGCTTCCATTAATAATGTAATTGGGAGGCTTACGCATAGCCTGCCGTAATTGCTCTTTTAGTTCGCGTACTTTGTCTTTGTCCATAGATTTACCCTCTAAAAAAAAGATTATTACTTACCTACTCTAGCCTTCTACCTACTCTAAAACCCTCCACATGGATGGTGAGCAAAGCCTAGCCCTCCCTATCGAAAGAGACTAGCCTTCACATGGACGGAGCCGCACATGCCCGACAGACGTTCGCGTAGGGGTTCTATCTTCGCCGCCCCTGTGACTA